ATATGTTTCCAAAGCGTCCTTAAACGCTTCTGGCTTAACAATGTCACGGTAACGGTCAAGGTCTGATGTTGACGCGTAGCCAGTAATGGTAACTGACTTGCTGCCGTCTTCCGCTGGGGCAACTGCTTTAACCGCCATTTGAAAATTCTGTTTGATAGGCATATTTAATTAAATAGGATTTCCTTGAGTGTCAACAGCTCTGTATCCAGTGTCGCAACGGCAACGCGGGTTGCTGGCTCTAGGCGCAAAACTGTCACCACTACTAAAATGTTCGTCGTAATTTATCCAGCCCTCGCGCTGGTTTGCTTGGCATTCCTCGGTCACTCGGTCGTCACCCGTCGTTATCCATTCTTTCTGCATTATGCTGTGCGTTTCTGCCACAAACTGGTCAATCATTTCATTATTGCCCTCGCCATATGCTTGGCCCACTTGGTCAACGGCGATAAGCTCAGAACGTGCCTTGCTGAAAACTCCAGCTTCGCCTTGCTCTCTAATCTTCTGTGCGGCTTGCTGGTAACTTGCGCCCTCGTTCACCTGGTCAGTGATTATGTTCCGTATCTTAATCTTTGTTTCGTGGCTGATACTTCCTCTGTAGTCTGAAAGGTGTAGCGTTTTTAACCGCGCCACATATTCGGCCGCGGGTATATTGACTAGGGAAAAATCCACGCCCTGTTTGGCCATTGCCAGCTCTTTGTACACCGTGCGCGCACCCTTCTTGTAAGTCGGCTGCACCACTTGCGCCAAATTATTTACTAGCTGGTCATTGTACGGCATTGAGTCTACCAGGTCGTCAATTTCTTCAAAAAGTGTTTTTCTGCTTACAATTATAACACCCTTAGATTGAAACACTGATAACTCTCTTAATTTGTCAATAGTCCAATTCATTTGCCTTGTGAATACCACAAAGTTTTTACCGCGCAAACGGATTTCCTGCTTCTGTTTATAACGCGCGTCGCGTCGTCTGCTTGCACCTTTCTTTTCTTCTAAGTATGCACGTGCATTGTTAATTTTTTGGCTTAGGTTTTCGTGCATATGTATAGCGTCTTTCCAGGTTGTCTAAAAACTTTGCGGCCTGGTCTATTGTTTCGTCTGGGCTAATCGTTTCGTCCATTGTGCCCACATCTTCCAAAGGCACCGCACCAGCCCCGCTATACAAAATTGGTTTGTTCACATAAACACCCTCTATATTTTCCTCGTAAGGTTCAAGGCCACGCATTTTTCGAGCTTCGTTAATAGTCATTACACCCATTGCCACATCAAGGCGGCTACTATTTTCGTTGTATTCTTTATTCTCAAATTTGCGCTCATTAAATTTAAGCGCAATGTCAGTAACGCCGATTGCTGGCAAAACAATTTTATTGATAAATGTTTCAAAGTCATTTTCCAGTGGCTCAATAGTGCCTTGCCAAAACTTTGCTGTTTGTTCCTGGCCATTGGCAAGGTTCACGTCTTCGGTATAGTTCAAAATAGATTTTGGCACGCCAAAAACAGAGCACACTTTTTCCGTAGTAAACTTGCGTAGTGTGTGAAACTCCATATCCTTTTGGTTAATCCCGATTGTTTTAATTTCCTTTACGCCAGCCAAAATCACACTCTTGTGGCGGTTCTCTGACCCGCGCAATTCTTCACGCAGCTGGTTAATAATCGCCTCGCGGTCACCCTCGCCAACGGTGTCTTCTAAAATGTACATTGCGCCAGGCTGTGCGTCGTTTTGGAAAAATGAATAATTACTAACCATTGCGGCCAAGTCGGTTCTAACTTCAAAAACAACAGGCTCAAGGGCAGACAAACCGTAGACTGGGCTATTTGGGTCGTCAGTGGTTTTTAAGTGCAAGATTTCTTCTGGCTCAAAAGTAAGCGACTGGGCGTTTACTACTTGCAGCCATTTAACAATCTCACCGTATTTGTCAGTTACCACGCGCAAAGTGCGTGGGTCAACGACTTGCAAACCAATCACCTTGCCACTATCGTTCTTTTGCACCAACAAATAAGCGTTTCCTGTCACGGATAGGTCACGGATTAAACGCTTTTTTAATTTTGGAAAAATGTAATTAAACTCAATAATTGACGTAGCCGTTGCAACAGACTTTGGGTTTGGGTCTTTCTTGTCGTCTTGGGTATTGACCCAGACATAACCCTGGCTTCCGACGTTCTCAAACAATTCACGCACACACGCAAAAACATCACTGTTGTTGCGCCAAATGGTGTACAGTGAGTCAGTGGAAATGTGCAGGCCAATCATTGAAATGCCGCTATTGTTTGGCCCAATTTCTAATCGTAGATTACTGGAAAAATTACTGCTCGGCACTAAAGAGTCGCCAGCTTTGCGCAAAAGTCTGGCAAGGTTGCGCTTGATTTCCATAGGTTATTTTAAAAAGCTCCAAAGACTCTGCGGGGCAGGCGGGCGACGTACACGCCAATAGCGGCAGTCATTAGCACATCGTCCTTGTTTCCCTGTTTTGCCTCGCGCTTCCCGTTTTCATTTATTATAAAAGTTAGCAATTGCGATTTAAGTATAGCAGAATTTACTTTCATTTGTCGGTTCAATAACATTTCGTCCAAGCTGTCAAGTGCAACATCACGACTGCGTGCGTCGGTAAGGAAACCTAGCTTTTTGCTCTTACGCTTTGTTTTCTCGTCGGTGATTTCCACCCCGTAAATATTTGGGTAGCTGCGACGCTTGGCGTTCTCAATTACCGCGTGGCCGTGATTATTCCGTTCAATCACAAGCAGGCCATTGTTGAAATAAATAGCCAGGTCTATCCCAATTTGGTCTAGGTCGCTAAGCGGGACGCTGTTGCTGTTAAACTCGGCCACTTGTTCAAGGGTCAGAGTGTCCCACACGGTAATGGCCGCGTCGTCGTTGCCTGTTCCCTCAGACGGGTCAATCACCACAACATACCGTCTGCCTGGCTTTGGCTCTGCCCATAAACGCACCTCGTGCAAACGTATACCCGTAAACTCGTCCCCTGCGCGCACCACACGCAATTTAATATGTGGCTTGGGCTGAATAAGTGCCAGAATTTCAGGGTCAAAGGCAGGGCGGCCAGACATTAAAAAGGCCGTTTCTAAAAACGTCGGAAATTCTTGCTCCATTAATTGCTTCTGCTCTAGTTTCTTCCGTTCCCACCAAAATAATTGCTCTCGGTCAAGAACGATATTTAGCCGCTTTTTCACTAGGTCAGCCATTTTTGCTGTCGGCTGGTCAGGATACCAATCACTAGGCGGGGTGCGACGGTTAAACTCATTGTGAAACCAAGGGAAAAACATCAATTCAAAATCCCCTAGCTTTTCCTCAGCCTCAATACAAGTTTCGTGAAACCAATCACCCACGCCATTTGCCGTACTCTCGGCTGTGATATTACTGCCCGTTTCGATATTTGGGACTGACCCAAGCGTGGCGGTGATACGGTCTTGGTCTGGGATATGGGCCGCCTCGGCAATGTGCAGATTGTTTGGGGTGTCGCCACGGATTTCTAGGCCCACATACATACCGCTATTTGTTTCTTCAAAACGCAGTTCATTCACATTGTCCACACTGACCTTTGGCTTTTGCCAAATACGGCCGTCAGGTAATTTAATTTTATTAGGGCAGCCCTCGTAAGCTAGCTTGGTCTTCTTAAAAATCTTGCGCACGTCCTGCTCGCGGTGCGCTATCATTGCGCTTAGGGTGTTACGGTGAAATAGTGAGTCGTCTAAATAAAAAACCGCCCAGAACGTGGTTACTGTGGCTTTACGGGCTTTAGGGACAACTTGCCTGATACCCTTAAACTTCTTGGCCTTTGCAGCTTCAAACATTGCGCGCTGCATTGGGGTAAACTTCATTTTCACTAATTGCTTTCGCTCATTCAAAATAGGGTAAAGGTTTTGTAGCCGCCACTCTCGGTCAAATAATTTGGGCTGCTCTGTTTGCATAGGTTAGGCTTCCACTTCTTCCTCGGTGACAGCTTCCATAGTGGCAAACTGTTCTGCCTCTGCTGCCTCAATATCCGCCTCGGTAAGCGTGCGGGTAGTGATTTCGTGCTGGCGCATTTCTGAAAATTCCTTTTTCCGCTTGGCTCTTAGGTATGCCCAAGAGTCGGGCACGCTGCCTTTAATCAGGGCAGTGATAACATTCCCGCGCGCGTACATTACAGGCTTTTGCTTCAGTTCCTCTTTTTCCTGTAAAAAATCGGGGTTTACTTCACCATAGTTATATAGTGTTTTTGTTGATATACCTGCGTAAATACAAGCCTCCTCGTCTGTACACCCAAAGCAAAAAGCGTCCCTTAATTTTTGCAGTGCCTGCTTAGTCATTACGGTTGGCCTACCCCGCCCGTCCTTTCCTACTTTAGGGTCATTCTCGTCTGGCGCGCTTTCGTCTTCTTTCCCGCCTCGGTACTGGTCAAAAATAGCCATTAGGTCTTTCCTGGCTTCTTTGTCTTTTGCTGCTTTGTCAGCTTTTTTTGTCCGTGCCATAAAATTTTCTATAGTCTGGGGGCAGGGTTTGACCTGCAAGTTTCATAGTCAGAAAGACTTTAAGCTGGTTATAGCCTAAGCAAGTTGTCGGCTACCAGTCCATATAGGTTTATCCCTAGCTTGCACAGGCAACGCCTATACGCGGCTCACTGTCCGCCACCCCATATTACAGAAAACTTTTAACTTATTGCGTCGCGCCCTAGGCCCAAACTCTAACTTAATCCAATTTTCATTTTTCATACTATTTTTTATTATATTGGCTCTGGTCGCGCGCGTCAGTGATAAAACCGTCAATCAAAGCAATTCTGGCACCGCTGCGGATAAAGCGCACCTGGCCTGTTTCCTGGTCTACAACTTCAATTGAGTGTGGAAATGCTGTGCCATTCTTTTTATTTGCCTCCCACATACAGCCGTCAGTCAGGATAAAAACTTTATCTTCCTCTAGTGGCATTGGCTCAATGGCTGGTGGTTTTACTTTTGGCATATTATTTAATTGTTGACAGACACTCTAGTTTATAATTTGCCAGCTCAAGGGCTTTTTCAAATACTTTATTACCATTGTCGGCCAAAGGGTCAGGTATATTAGTGCAAACTTTTTTCCCAATAAGATTTTGGTTTTCGTCATAAAGCGCGACGCACAAACCATTTAAACAAACCTCTAGGCAAAGCTCTTTTTTGTCAAAAGTCCAGTGAGAAAAATAAAATCTTCCATTGCTCACGGGCACTACACTAAATGATTTATAGGTGAGCATATTAGTTTTTTGGTCTAGCAAAAATGTAAATGCTTGCTGTTAGGTCGTGCTGCAGGCTGATTAATGCCCAGCCGTCACACAGTAAATGTTCAAGCTTACCAAACTCAACGCTTGGCACTAGCTTAAATTCGTAATTACCAATCCAGTTGAACTTGTCCATATCAGCCTTTGAAAATCGCCCAAATTAAACCTAGCACCAATAAGCCAACGACCAGTGCTAAACTAATCCAAAGAGGGGAAAGCACCCACCACCAGGACCAGTTTATAAAGCCTGTTAATTTTAGGACAATAAATACTATACCTAATAATCCAGTGAAACCAATACCGCTGCTTGATGTGTTATTTTGTGACATATTAGTATTTTCTTTTTAATTCCATTTTTTGGAAAATATCGGCAAATTCTGGGCTTCCGCTGTACACCTGATTTTTTGCCAGCATTTTTTCCCCGTCTTCCGTCCAATATTCTATATCAAACCAATCATTCAACCCCTCTTTTCCAGAGTAGAAAAAAATTAATTCTACCACCTGGATTTTACTAAAGCAGTGCCTATCCATATTTTTAAAATTCTCCTCTAAAAATTTCTCTGGCCTTGATGTTGCAATACGCGGTCACTGTTTTGCCTGGCTCGTCTGCCATTGGGTAGACTGCAAAACTTGCGCCAGCCGCTTCACAGTCAGCCTTTGCTTTGTCTAGGCTCGGTGGAGCGGTCTGCCACTCTGGTGTGCTTGTCGCTTCTGTTAATTTCAGTGGATTTAACAGTTGGTTAAAC